ATCTCTAATAGTCCACTTTGAACGGTCTTCAGTTCCATTTTTTACTACTACGTTTTTAGCATCAAAGATTTTAACAGCTTCTGTTACATTTTTGATTTTACTAATCATATTAGAAACAAATTCAAAGTTGTTAACTGCCATTTCAATAGTAGAATCTTTTTCAGCTTCACCTATTTTCTTTTCTTTAATAGCGTTTTCAACTAATTCAGTTGCTTTGTTTCTTAAATCAATTTCAGCTTGTTCTTTAGCTGCATTTTCTTTAGCCGTGTAAGCCTCAACTACACTGTTTAAACGGTCTACTTCTGCTTGTAATTCAGCATTTTTAGCATCTTTTTTCTCAATTTCAGCAACAATAACATCTTCTGTTGCTTCGTTGGAAATGCCTAACTTATTTGTTACTTTTTCCATTTTTGGTTTGTTTATTAATTTATTATAAATTATAGCCATATTACTAAGGCTTTCAGATTTACTAATCTTAATTTTTTTAGCACTTGTTACAACCTCATCAACTAAACCTAAATTAAGAGCTTCACTAGCACTTAACCATGTTTCTTTATCCATCATTTTATTGATAGTATCTTCATCTAATTTGGTTCTATTCTTAAAAATAGTTACAAGTGTATTCTTAACTAAATCTAAAACGCTTTGGTCGTTTCCTCCACTTGGATTATGTAGCATTAAAGTACCGAAGTCAGCCATATAGCATTTTTTACCAGCCATTGCAATAACTCCAGAAATACTAGCAGCTAAACCATCAATATAAGTGTTACAAGGTACTTTAGAGTTAAGAATTGCAGATACAATAGAATAACCATCTAATACAGAACCACCAATAGAGTTAATTCGGACATTTATTTTACTACATTTATCTTGTAAATATTGCATTTCGTAGGCAAAAGCACTACCAGAAATACCACATACATAATTTC